AGCTCAGTGTAAATTTGCACGCTATCTCAGAAAAGTTGCACGCTATCTCAGAAAAGTTTTTTTGGCTAAAATTCAGGGCGCAAAATACCTGCCCGAATTCGCGGTTATCGATTCGACAGGTATTTTTTAAATTTTTTCCGGACCAGCTTGCCGCTTATGCGGTCACCACCAGCTCCTTGTCTTTAGTTGGTTGGTTGTGGCCCACCGTGCAAAGCAGTGTGCTGCGCTACCGTTGCCGGCGGCGGAAACCCTACTCTACTTTAATTGTGATTTTCACCGGCTGTTGGGGCATTTCGATTACGATGTCTTCCTGATACGTCATGCGAAGCATGATCTTCTTGCTTTCGCCGGCGGCGTTCCAGGCCGAAACGCCGAATAGATACTCCTGGCCGACTGTCAGCGGAGGCAGCACATACTCTCGATCCAATGGCGATGCCTCGCCGGCGGGGGTGTCCATATCGTCAATGTAAATACGATAACCGTTCAGGGATCCCTGGTATTCATGTTCCCAAACGAGCCTGGCCTGGTCTGCGATCGCTGGAGAGATCGCCGCGATAAAAAGAAGCAATGAGACAGCACACCCGATAAATGTCTTTTTCATTTTCAATTTCTCCAATTTGCCGCGATTGCGCGTCAAGGGTCATGCGGCACCTATTTATTAATGCTCTAAAGTTTTCTGGCTTCATTTATTATCCCCTGCTTTGATTCCCTATGAATCCGTATCCAGGAGCATGATCCCCAAGCCGATCAGAACCGCCGCCGTCAACAAGACTCTCTTCAGCATGGCGCCTCCGTTATATCTGCCGCAGGTTTTTGGGGACGAACAGCCGGCGGCCGTCGTCGTATTCGTAGGCGTTCATGGCGTCGATCAGGACCTGGCCGTCGGCCTTGGCCCGATCCTGGATCTCCTCGATCAAAGCGCGCTCGGTTTTAAACAGCGCCACGGCGTCGAAGTCGTCCGGGTTTTTCGGGAGGACCGGCCACTCGAAGTCCTCGGGCGCCTCGTCCAGCCCCCAGTAGCCTTCGGGCGGATCGTCGGCCATCCACACGTGGTCGATCGCCCCGGTTTTCTTGTCGATCAGGGCGAAAATAAAGGGCTCGTCCGTGGACGTAATGTAGCGGTAGTAAATCGAATAGGCTTTAAAGTTAGTGCTGGACTCGTTATAGAGTCTATGGCGGTCTATGTACGTTGCCGACGCGTACGTGGCGGGGCGCCAGCGTATTAATCCATCCTGCCCGTGAATGTTTTTAGCGAACTGGTACGCTTGCAGATTGACGTCCAGGTAATCTTCCGGGCCCAGGTTTCCGCTGGTCGATCCCGTCGCCGTCTTGAGCGCGTTGCGGCCCACCGACCCGGCCGCATACATGGCCTCCACCACGTAGCCGTTTTTAAGCACGGGCGCGCCGCTGTCCTTGTTGAAGGCCGCGGCGATGTTGTCGCGCAGCTGCTGCATCTGGACGCTGGTCAGCTTGGTGCCGTAGCCGAACGCGGACGAAAGATTCACCCAGGTCATATCGCGTCCTCCTCCTGTAGCAGGTGGTCGAGTTCGCCCCTGAACAGCGACCGCACGATCCGCGCGTGCCGCGGGCACACGAACGCCCGGTCCACCGTGTGGGACTGGCCCGTGGCCGGGTCCTGCCAGGTGCCGGCCAGGCCGCTCACGTCGCACCACCCCGGAAAGCCCTGGTTGTAGTGAGCCTCGGTGTGCGCAGCCCCGCAGCCGCTCACCATGCAATGCACCGTGCGCAGTATCATGGCGCCCCCCAGTCGAGGTGGCCGATCCCCAGGGCCTCCTTGGTAGACGCGTCCAGCGCCGCGATCGCGGCCAGCAGCAGGTCGCGCGCCTCGGCCTGGAGCTTGGCCTCATATTCAGTGTCGGCCTCCATATGCGCCTGCGCGTCCAGAAACATCGCCCGGTAGGTGTCGCGGCGGGGAAAGGCGGGCACGGCCTGCCCGGCCTCCACCAGGCCGGCGCGCACCTCGTTGTGGATCTTCTCCCTTAGCTTCGCCGTCACAGCCATTTCGACCTCGGTTAGGTCCGCCATCTGCGCCTCCCTTAAAGCAGCACGTCGTCGCCGTCCAGAAACGACACGTCTAAATAAAATCCGTTCATCACCGCGGCCCCGTCCAGCTCGCGGGTCAGCCGCCCGCCGTCCAGGTCGCACTCGAACTCCACCAGTCGCCACCCCTGGGCGCTCGTGATGTTGTAGAAGCTGTTGTGTAAGCGCACGGTGTCGCCGATCTGCAGGTGCGCGGCCGCCAGGCCGGTCTCCACCTGGAAGCGCGACGGCGGGTCGTTCAGCAGCAGCGTGCGCCGGGTGGCCAGGTTGATCGCCGCCGGGCTGTCCACGTACCACACGCTTTCGTCGCGGGCTAGGGCCTCGTGCACCCCGAAACTTTCGACCGAGAGCGAGCGCACGCTGGTCACCGTGTCCAGCCAGTAGTCGCTCTTGGGCGCGTAGTTAAAACTCACCTTTTGCCGGTTGACCATCCGCGTGGTGTCCACGTCGATCACCATTGCGGCGTAGTGCTCATCCGAAAGGGTCGTGTCCAGGCTGCTGGCCTCCTCGAATCTCATAAAGCGCAGCCGCCCGTCGCCCTCCACCACCACCGCGCTGTCGGCCATCTGCGCCAGCGCCTGCAGGGCCTCGCTCACGCGCTCGCCCGTGTAGCGGGTATGGATCAGTATCGTGTCGGAGGAGAACGCCGCGGCCCAGGCGCCGAAGGCCTCGTAGTCGATGTCCGGGTTGCTCGTGCTGGCCACCGCCGAGAGCCCCCCGTAGCAGGTGCACAGCGTCCAGGCCACGTCGCTCACCAGCTGCCCGCCGCTGGTCGGGATTTCCACCGGGTTGTCCGTGTCGCCCACCGTTCGCTCGGTAAATGCCCACAGGCGGTCGCGAAGTCGCACCTCGCACTCGGTGGCGCTGTAGGCCACCGTTTTCAGCTCGCCCGTGTAGAGCGGCATCCACTCGGTGCCGCTGTTTGGGTGGGTGAACCCTACGGCCAGCTCGGCCGAGGCCACCATCGTGATCGCCGTAGTCCAGAAATTGTTCAGCGCGCCGTCGTCGTTGGCCAGCCGCACCGTGGCCTCCACGCTTTTCAGCTCGTTGGCCGTTCGAACGAACCTCGGCCAGCGGGTCACCCGCGCGGTGTGATCGCTGCCCGCCAGGAGGAAGCGGCGCCTCGCGGGCGGGCGCAGCGCGAAGCTTTGGTCCACGAACCAGCTGCTAACGTCATTCGCCATTAGAGGTAGCCCTCCAGCTCGATCGTGCCCTTCAGTCGCGTGGCCGAGGGTTTCACGTACTGCCGCAGCGGGGTCTCGTCGTTGACGATGTAGACGCTGTGCGTGGCGGTCACCCCGCCCGAGGTCACGAAAAGAAGAAGCGGCGTTGCCGTGCCCCACCAGGAGTTGACCAGCGCCGCCGCGCTGCCCGGGATGTCCTCGGCCTGCAGGCTGAAGCGCTCGTAGGCGCCCCACACGTAGCGATAAAGGTTTCCGGCCTTGGCGCGGTGTTCGCTCTTGATCTGCTTCTCGCCAAACCGCGAGGACCAGCCCAGGGTCAGCTCCACGGCCGTGGCGCTCGTCGGCCCGAGCTCGAATTTCAGGCTCATGGCGCCACCCCCGCGGCCTTCAGGTTCCTAAGCGCCGGCACGATTTTCTCTTCGGCCAGGCTGCGCCAGTCGTGGCGCCCCATCGAAAGCAGCACTCCCAGCGTGGGGATCTCCACGTGCACGTGCACCTCCTGGTGCGCCACCGATATGGCCCCGCCGCCCGCGCCGCCTTCCAGGTAGTCGGTCAGGTCGCGGTTTTGCCGCGGAGAGAGCACGCGCTCGCCGCGGTCCAGCAGGTAGGTCTGCTCGCGCGGCACATAGCCCAGCCCGCCGTGGGCCTCACCCCCGTATTCGGCGCTTTTAATCGCCGCCACCCGCGCGGTGCCGTAGGCGATCGCCGCGGCCGCCGCGGCCACGCCCAGCGCCGGGCCGATGATCGGAATGCCGGCCATCGCCTTGTAGGCCGCGATCGCCGCCTCGTGGGTGTCCATCACGGCCTGGGCCGCCTGGATGCCCTTGGCCAGCTGGAAGCCCTTCTCCCCGAAAGCCTGCATATGCGTGTGCATGTCGGCCAGCGCCTTTTTCTGGTCATCCTGGCGCTTTTTGGTGTCCACGGCCTCGGCCTTGGCGTCCTTCTGCTTGGCGCGCTCCTGCTTCTCGGCCTGCTCTTCTTTGAAGGCCTCGAGCCATTCCAGGTAGCTCGCCGCGTTTTCCTGGCTGCGCGCGATCTCCTCGCCGGTGAAGGGGTAGATGCCCCGCTGCTCCTCGTCCATCTCCAGCTGCGGCTGGGCCGCCAGCTGCAGGTCGGCCAGCCAGCCCTTGGCCTGGTCCACGAACGCGCCCACGCGCTCCACGGCCAGGCCCTGGTTGGCCAGCCGGTCCAGCTCGGTGTAGGCCGTATCGCCCAGGCGGCGCATGTCCTCGATCGCCGCGGACGCGTCGCCGCGGAAGCGGTCCACCCCGGCCAGGGCCTCGTCGAACATGCCCCGGAAGTTGAGCGCCGCCATCATGTCGCGGGTCTTTTCTATCAGCCAGTCGATGCCCGTGACCACGGCCTCCACCAGCGCCGCGAAGCCCAGCCGCAGCACCTGCCACACCATCTGCAGGCCCCGCCAGCTGTCCACCAGCAGCGCCCCGGCATAGGCCCCGTACTCGGCCAGCTTGGCCATCATCTCCACCCCCACCCGCGCCCAGTCCGCTATCTTCTCGCGGTTGTCCGCGATCCAGTAGGCGAAGTTGTTGAAAAAGCCCGAGAGCGTCGGCATCAGCCGCTCGGCGATCGTGTTGCGCACCCCTGCGAAGGCCATCTGCATGCGCGTCAGGCTGTCGTTGAACAGGGCCGCGCTCTGCCCGGCGTTCTCGCCCACCACCGTGCCGAAGCGGTCGGCCTCGGCCATCATGGCGGCCAGCCCCGCGGCGCCGCCCACGAAGAGCCGCTGCAGTTGGGCGCCCTCCTCGCCCAGGAGGGCCGCGGCCACCGCGCTGCGCTCGGTGGCGTTCTCCATGCCGGCGAACCCGTTGGCCATTTGGGGCAGGATCTGATCCACGCTTCTTAGCTGCCCGTCGGCGTCGCGGGTCTCGATCCCCAGCCGCGCAAACGCCGCCGCTGCTTTAATGTTGCCGGCCTCGGCCTCCACCATCTGGATGGCGATCTTCTCCACGGCTTTCGCCGTGGTCTCGAACTTGACCCCCGAGAACTCGCTGGCCGCGGCCATGCGCGAAAGAAATCGCGTGCTTTGCCCGGTCTGGTCGGAGAGCTTCTGGATTTTGTCGTTGGCCTCGGCCGTCTGCTTGGCCAGGGCTAACACGGCCGCGCCGGCCGCGGTGATGCCGCCGGCCAGCGCCAGGAAGCTGGTTTTAAGGCCGGGCAGCTGCTCGCGGACACTCCCGAACACGCCCGAAAACTTGTCCCGCGCCTGAATTATGATTTCGACCTTGTCGCTCACGCCTCCGCCCTCACTATCTGCGCATGCCCTCGTACTCGTCCCGCAGAACGGCCAATATCCCCACCACCCGGTTGTCCTGCGCCATCACGCCGCCGGGTCCGGGCCACTCGCGCCGGGTGTAGCACTCGCCCCGTCTTTCGTAGCAGTCGTGGAACACGGCCAGCCACCAGTCGGCGGGCCGTCCGCAGACCGGCTCGCGCTGCGGCCGCCCGATGGTGGCGAAGCGGGCGGCCTGTTTGAGTTTTTTAGGTCGGCCGGGGTCAGCGCGCTGATGTCCGCCAGCCGGCTGGCGATATCGATGGCCAGCGGCATGCACGCGGCCGCCTCGAATACGGCCGCCGCGGAGGGCGTCTCGCCGTCGATCGTGAAACCCTCGATCCCTCGCACGTGATCGCCCACGTGTGGGGCGATGTCGTCCAGCAGCCGCCCCACCCCGGCGTAGACGGCGGCCACCGCGCCCTGGTCCGCCAGTCCGTTTGCGTCCATCTGGGCCAGCGCCGCGAACGTCTCCTGGTGGGCCATCAGCAGCAGAAACGCGCCGCGCGTCAGCGGGCGCAGCTGCATGCGAACCTCCGCCCCGTTGAAAGTGGTGGCGTAGTCGCGCCACTCCGTGACAATGTCAACCATTCAGCACCCCCTGGCGTCGGTTAGTAGGCGGCCATCGTATTCACCAACGTGAACTGGGCCGCGTAGCTGCTCGTCGTGTCGTACGTGGCCTTGGCCGAGAATCCCACCTCGATCAGACCCACCCCGCCGATATTGGCCGGGAATTCGGTGTAGCGCATGGCCGGGAAGTCCCCCGCGAGCTGATTGTGGGCGCCCATCACCGTGGACGGATCCGTGGCCGTGATCACCATGCGCTGGGCCTCGCGGTCGCGGTACTTGCGCGCCTGGGTGTCGCCCTCCAGGAGCATCGTGCCCGCGATCTCAACCGTGCGGCTGCCGTTGCGCAAAATGCGGTTGTAGCTCCGCGTCGTGTCCAGGTAGGCCTTGCCTTCGAGCGCGTTGTTCATCGTGATCGTGAAGTTGCCCACCCCGTCCACGGCCGCCTGTGCCAGCGACACCGAGCAGGTGTCCCACGTGTAGTAGCTGCCCGGCAGGTAGCTTGGGGTCAGCTTGTTGCCCCAGGCGAATCCCGCCCCCATCAACCCCAGGGTGCATTTGTAGAAGGCCCCCTGGGCGATCTCGAGGGTCAGCTGGTTGGCCACCACGTCGTAGTAGCGGTAGGCGCTGCCCGTGTCGCGATAAATCTCCAACGTCATGGGCGGCACCGCGCAGCGCCCCGCGTCCCAGTCGTCCTCCAGGCCCACGAAGATGTGGCGGTAGCAGCTGCCCACGTAGCCGTCCTGCGAACTCTGGCCGAAATAGGCTTTAAGAAGCTTACCCACCAGCAGCGGGTGCACCTCCATCACGATGTCGCCCTCCACCGAGGCCATGCCCGGGTACTCGTCCGGCTCGTCGATCCGCGCCGTGATGCCCTCGCTGACCAAACTTTCGATCTTCTCGGTCACGCTCTCGCTGATGAACGGAACGTAATCCATCGAAGACACGTTCAGCGTGCCGAACGAGTCCTGGAAGCTGATCCCTATATGCCCACCCTGTCCGTAAGCCATTTTAACTCCTTGCCTGGTGTTAGGTCCGGGCCTCGCAGATCACCGTGATCATGGCCCGGTGCCACCATTTGTCGTCCTCGACGTTGACCTCGTAGGCCACCTCGTAGCCCAGGGTCGTCCCCACCGTGCCGCCCAGCTTGCGGTCGGCCATCAGCAGCGTCATTACGGCCACCTTACTGTCCTCCAGCAGGTCCTCGGCCGCCGCCGCGCTTTCCATGCTGGCGCGCTGTACCTCCACAACCGGCCGCGCGATCAGGCGCCAGGGCGAAGCGCCGCCCACGGCCAGCGGCTCGTAGGCCTCGTCCCCGCGGTAGATCCCCACCCATCCGCGGTAGGCCTTGCCCGCCGACTCGTTGCGCCGCGGGTTGCGCACCACGGTGTGCTCCTGCGGAAGCCCGGCCGCCAGAATTGTCTCGATCGCCGCCGTCACCTGGCCCTGGTCAAACATCCGGCCCTCCCATCGTTACGGTCAGCCCGCAGTGCGGGCAGTGGCGCCGGGGATCCACAAACCCGCCCCGCGGCAGGCCGGGCACACCTCGCGCCTCCAGATGCGCCACCAGGCCGCCTCGGGGGCTCGCATGTGGCCCCTTCCGCGGCAGCGCTTGCAGCGCCAGTAGAATCGCTCACTTTTCATCGGATGCTCACCCCCACGAAGCGCTTGAAGATCTTGACCAGCACCGGCGCGATCTGCTCCTCGCTCGGCAGGATCGCGCGCCGGGGCATTTTTTGGGTGCCCGTCTGGTGGTAGCGCGCGTAATCCACCCCGCTCTGAATGCTGGCCCGCGTCGCCGTCCAGGTGCGCTTCCATCGGCTGCGCATCTGTCCACTGTCCTGGAGGATGCGCTGGCCCGCGTCCGTGTTGGCCCCGCGCCGCCGCGCCCGCCGCGTGGCCGGCGCCAGCGGCGCCCACCCGCCGTCCTGGGCCAGGCCGCCCTCTTGTTTAAAATTCTGCTGGACCCAGCGGTCTACGGCCGCCACCGCACGGGCGTTTGTGGCCCGCCGGTTGGCCAGGCGCTGGCGGCGGGCGGCCATTGCGCGCTGCAGCGCCGGCAGCCCCAGCAGGGTCATATGGATGGGCCCGGTCGCCATCAGTCGCGCTCGTCCGCCTCGTCGTCCAGCCGGTCCGGGTCGACGAACTCGTCCTCCGCGTCGCCCATCCCCCGCACCGGGTGGTAGTCCTGGGTCGTGCTCCAGATCTCATCGCCCGGCGCCTCGGGCACGATCACCGTGCCGCTGCCCGTCATCAGCTGCTCGTCGCCGTTCTTGATCGCCGCGATGCGCCCCTCGATCGCGTCCTTGATCAGGGCCGCCCGTTTGGGGTCCTGGGTGCGCAGGCTGCGGTAGTAGGTCAGGTCGATCACCAGGTCCATCACCGTGGGGTGCGCGGCCGAAAAGGGCACGCTGAAATGGCTGGCCATGCGGCTGTTGAGTTCGTGCGCGGCGTAGTAGATCAGATCGCTGTTGACCGACGTTGCCATCCCCGGCCAGCCTTCCAGCTCGGGGTAGCGCCGGACCGCGTCTTCATAGGTGATATACATTAGTAATATTTCTCCCCGTAGGGTTTGAGCTTCGCGCCCACCAGGTGCGCGGCCAGGCCCTCGGCGTCCTGTGGGTCCAGGAACACCGCGACCAGCGGCTTGCGCCCCAGCTGCGGGCCGCCGTTGCCGGCCGCCGTGGCCTCCAGATCGAGCGCGAACTGCAGCCGGCCGCCCAGCGCCGCAGCCACCGTCGAGTAGTAGGGCAGGCCCTCCACCACCAGGCGGGTCTCGCCCGCCGCCAGCAGGTCGCGCCAGATTTTGACGGCCTCCTGGGCCTGCGCGATGTCGGCCGCCCGGCCGCGCTCGGCGTCGTAGCACGATAGCTGGGCGATGTCGCGCAAGTACAAAAACTGGCCCAGGCGCCGCTCCGGGAAGCGCCGCCGGTCCTCCTGCATCAAAGGCCAGTTGCGCTCGAAGCGCTGCCGGCGCACGGCCTCGGTGGCGTAGCCCGTGTGCATGATCCACACGTCCGGCAGGATCATCACCTTGCCCGGCCCCTGGTTCAGGGCCGTCTCGGGGTGCTCGTGCACGTGGCCGAAAAACGTGATGCCGCGACAGTTGCGAAACAGGCGCGCCGGAAAGTCGGTCTTGACCAGGCCGGCCGGCTCGGCCGAGTGGTGCTGCTGGGGCACCCCGTAGGCGTCGTAGCAGTTGGGCCGCAGCCATTTCGCGAGTTCGTCCGCGTTTTCCAGGGTCTCGTCGCAGTCCAGCCACAGAATCCAGTCCATGCGGGCTTTCTCGATCGTGGCGTTGCGGGCGCGGTCGAAACCGGTCGCCAGCGGGCTCGCGATCGGGAAGCATTGCGCCCCGAATTCGCGGGCCACCTCGGCCGTGGCGTCCGTGGTCTCATAGTCAACCCCCACGATGATCTCGTCCGCGATATCGGCAACCTTCTCCAGGCATCGGCCGATGTTGTGCGCCTCGTCGCGCGCGATCAGGCACACGCTTACGGTCTCCCGCGGGGCCTGCTGCCGGTGCTTGCGCGCGTAGTCGACCGCCCCGATCCGGGCCGCGCCATTCTCCGGGCGCCGGAAGGTGGTGATGAAGTGCCCCAGCCCGGCCGCGCGGGGCAGCGCCATTGTTTTGTAGTCCGGCAGCTGGCCGAACAGCTCGAAGAGATCCGCGCGCTCCATGTGGTGCACGTGCGCCCGCCAGCCCGGGTGTCGCGCGTAGCCGATGGCCTCCCACGGCCCGTAGGGTGTCGTGACCACCAGAGTGCCCCCGGGCTTGAGCCGCCGCAGCAGCCGGCTCACGGTGGCCGCCGGGTCGGCCACGTGTTCCAGCACCTCGCAGGCCAGCACGCAGTCGAACTCCTTCCCGATGCTCTCCAGCGCGGACTCATCGCCCACGTGGAAGCGCACCCGGTCGCCCAGCCCGGCGTCCTTGGCCCAGCGGCGGGCCGTGGCGATGTTGCGCTCGGAGATGTCCACGCCCACCAGCTCGACGCCGGGCAGGCGCGCCGCCAGGTTGATCGTGTAGTGCCCGTGGGCGCAGCCGTAGTCCAGGATGGTGGCCGCCTCCGGGATGGCTGCCTGCACGATCGCCGCGGTCTGCTCGAAGCGCGGCTCACCCGCGAGATCCTCGGGGCCGTAATCGGCCCCGCGCGCGGCCTCGTAGGCGTAATAAGCCGCATAGTGCCCGGTGTAGTCGCCCGACAAAAAAAAGTTATAGTTGCGCGCAAAACCCGGCAGCCGCGCCTCGACCGCCTCGGGGTCGTCTCCGGCGCTGTGCAGCAGCGCGCGGACGTCGCTCATCCGCTCGTAGTGGCGCGCCAGCCGCACGGGGTTGTCGCTCTTGGCCGCCAGCAGCGCCTCGAACTGGCCCTCCCACTCCTCCGCGATCGCGTCCCAGCCCTGCCTTTTCTCCAGCGCCCGGCGGTGCATTTTACGCCAAAGGTCGTCGTCGCCGCACACCTGCCGGATCTCATTGATAACGGCCTTGATGTCCACCGCCCCGTTCCGTAGCGGCACCAGCGCGGCCCCGCCGCCGGCGGCCGTCTCCGGGATGGCCGCGTGCGCGCAGCCGATCACGGGTGTGCCAGCGGCGAGGGACTCCAGCACCAGGATGCAGCTCGTGTCCTCGAACACCGTCGGGTAGCAGTAGACCTGACAGCTGGCCAGCAGCTTGTAGAGTTCGCGCTTGCCGAGCGCCCCGTGGCGCGTCACGTTGGCCATCGCGTCGCATCGGCCCCACACCCAGCGGTAGAATTCCGCCATCGCCGGCACGGTGTTGTCGTAGCCCGCCACGTGCAGATGATAGTGGCTCCCCAGGCGCTCCATGATCCCGTCCGGCCCCACCAACTCGGTCAGGCCGCGCTCGGGCCGCGCCGCGAAGCAAATATGCTTGCGCCGTCGTGGCCGTCTACGGCCCATGAAGACCTGGTAGTCCACCCCGTTGGCCGTGGCGTGGATGTGGTTCTCCGGGATGCCGTAGACCGCGCCCACCTGGTGCTTGTGAAACTGCGAAACCGTGAACACCCGGTCGATATTGGCCAGCGCGCCGGCCACCGCGGCCGCGTGCCGGCCCAGGGCCAGGTCGTGCAGCCACCAGATGTTGACTTTGGTGTTGTACTCGCTCCGGAAGGCCAGCGGGTGGCGCTGGCAGATCAAAACGTCGTGCGGCGCCTGCAACACGAGGGCGAAGCGCTCGCCCAGCGGGAAGCGTTCGCTGACCGGCCCGTGCCAGGCGTAGGTCACCCCATCCGTGCGCTTCCCGGTTTCGAGCCAGGCCGCACTCGTGAACACGGTCACGTGGTGGCCGCGCGCGGCCAGCGCGCGGGCCATGTAGTAGGCGGCGGACTCGCTCCCACCCAGGCTTTTCCCGGAGCGGATCGTCTCCCCGTCGAACGGCATCCCCCCGGCGTAAATGGCAATAAACATGATCGGCACCCCTTCCGTTGGTCTGGTCGTTTTACTTCTTGTCGTCGGCCTTCTTCTTGTCGTCGGCCGGCCCCTTGTCTTTTTTCTTGGGCTTGTCCTGGGTCAGCATCGTCACCCTCCTTTGCTTTTGGCTTTCAGCTTTGAGCTTGGCGCTCGTCAAACCGTGTAAGGGGCGGGGCGGCAGGGAGGCCCGCCCCGCCCGGTGGCTTCACCCCGTGGGGGTTCGGCCGGGTGCCGCTACTGGCTGGAGCCCACCCCGGTGATCAGGAACCCGAGGCTTGCGCCGGTGAGCTTTTCGTCCTGGTAGTAGCCCAGGTGGATTTCCTCACCCTTCTGGCGAGGAAGTTGGTGAACTTCCGCCTGCATCGCCATCACCTTGGCCCAGCGCATGGCGTACATGAAGCTGGGCTTGTCGATCCGCGGCTGCATGGGCGCGTAGTAGGCCAGGCAGTTGTCGTTCCAGATCTGCGAGAGGCTCATGGTCAGCCCCTCGTCGGCGGTGTTGATGTAGCCCCCGCCCACCAGGAAGCGCTCCATCTCGAAGAGGGCCGCGGCCTGCTGGCGGCTCACCATGCGCGCGCTCTGGCCCTTGTCGACGTCCCCGAACACCCGGCCGATAACGGTCGAGTGCTCGCGGAACAGCCGCCAGGCGTAGTTGCCCATCACGATCGAGTTGGGCCGGATCCCCGTCAGGTCGTGCACGTTGTTGATGCCCGTGTTCACGTCGGCCACCGGGTCGGCGCCCGCGCCGGCCCAGGAGCTGGCCGTGGCCGAGTAGCTGCCCACGTTGGATCCGCTGGTCACCTGGTTGGCCACGCGAAGCTCCGCGTTGAGCATCAGTTTGTCCTTGATGGCCTCGGCGCGCATGTTGCGCGCGGTGATCACCGTGCCCGCGTCCGCGTTTTCGATGTCTTCGTAGGGAATCACGTCGCGCAGGGCGTAGTTCTTGGCGAAAAAGGTCCCGCTCGAAATGTCCTTGGTCAGCAGGTTGGGCAGGGCGCCCGGGCTGCGCAGGTCCTGCTGGGTGCGGAAGGCGTCCGCCGCCAGAAATTCCCAGTAGGTCCCGCTCTGTTTGGGTACGGACACGATGGGCGCGATCAGATCCGCGATCATGCCCTCGGGCCGGTAGGCGATGGCCACATTCGTCAGCGGCACATCGACGTGGATATCTCGTCCGGTTGCTTGAGGCATTTGGTCTCCTCCTCAGTTGGTGTTCAAATCGTCGTGCAAATCGTTGGGCCGCCGGTCCGCTACCAGGCGAATTCGGATCTGAAGGCGTAAGCGGGTTTGGCAAAGTCGAAAAAGCCGCGCCCGATCCCGCCGCTGGACACGGCCGAAGCGGCCCGGCCCAAGATGAAGTCGCCGCTGTCGGCCTCCGTGAAATAGCCGGAGGTGGTTACGGTGAGCGGCGCGTCCTTGGTCACGGCGCCGCCCGCCCGGAACTTGATCTCCCCGGCATAGGCCGCCGTGCCGCCCTCTCCGGCCTTGGGCTTGGTCAGCAGGATGCCCAGGGCCTCGGCCCCGTTGTTGGCGACCTTGCCGTCGTCCAGGGCGATGGCCTGGTATTGGTGGCCGTCGGTGTCAAGATCTTCGCCGGCCTCGAAAGTGGTGCTCATGAATTCGCGCATGGGTTCCTCCTGTGCGTTGCGTTCGGAAAAGGGTTCCATCCGCCGCGGGGCTACCCGCGGCTGATGTCCTGCCGGTAGGCCTCGGCCAGCTCGGGGTCGGCCGCCAGCACCTCGCTCATGGCCGCCGCGTAGGTCGCCCCCTGGTGCTCGGCCACGTACTTGCGCGTGCGCTGGTCCACTTCCCGGCCCGGGTCGTCGAAGTTCTTCTGTCCGTGGGCGCTGCCGGCGTCGCCGTCGTCCAGCACCTTGCCCTGCTTCTCGCAGAAGGCCTTGAAGGTGTCGAAGCCGATGGTGAAGCCCTCCGCCTCGCTGTAGACGTGCTGGTCCATCCGGCCCGTGATCACCTCGCGCGCCGCCGGGGTCATCTTGCCGGCCTTCACCTGGTCCTCGCAGAAGGCCTTCAGGCCCGTCTCGGCCGCCTGCTTCCGCTCGGCCGCGCGCTCTTCGGCGTGTTGCGTGGCCCGGTTTTCGGCCGCCACCCGCGCCGCCTTTTCTTTTTCGAGCTCGCGCTGGAGCTCTTCCGCCGTCTTAGGCATAGCGTCTCCTTCAATGTTGTGTTTTTTGGTTTTTATCGTTTCCGTCTCCATCGCGAACACGGCCATCTTCTCAAACGCCGGGTCCCCCGGGTGTTGGGAGAGATAGGCCTCCAGGTCCGCCAGGTTCGTGACGGCGGGGACGTCCGCCCCCAGTACGGCAACACCGGCCAGGACCCGTCTCAGGGTCTGCCCCGCGTGCTTGTAGTTCCAGTAGATCTCAGCCGAGACGCGCTTGAAGCGCCCCGACTTGATGGCCCGGTAGACGATGTCCGGTACCTGCGAGAAGCGCGCGATCAGTTTCTCGCCCGCGCGCCTCAGCCCCGTCACCCAGCCGAAGGAAATCTGCCCGGGCTTGCCGATCCCGCCCGTGTGGCCGGGCTTAACCGGCGGCTTGACCGTATCGCGCAGGGCCTCGAAATTGCGCACCATGTCGTCCAGGTCGGCCAGGCTGTAGCGGTCGCCGTTCCAGGTCCCCACCGCGAAAATCTCGGCCTCGAACTCGTGCATCTGGCCGCCGGCCTTTTGCCACTTGCCGTCCGCGCCCTTCTCGAATCCGGCGTTCTTCACCGCGCCCCATCCGGCCGCGATGGCCGCCTCCTCGCTCTTCTCCTCGGCCAGGGCCGCGTTGGCCGCCTTCAGCCAGATCCCGGCCGCCGCTTCGGGCAGGGCCTTCTTCGCCGCTTCCGGCAGGGTCTCGTTGGTCCAGGGCATGGTCGTCACTCCTCGTTTACGGTATGTGGTGGCAGTCGCGGCACAGATCGAACGGCTTCAGATCCACCGCGGCCAGGTCGTCGTCCAGGGTGGCGCACACCCCGCGCCCGAAAGCGTCGATGCAGCAGCGCGTCACGGCTCCGCTGCTCATCACCATCACCTGGCCGCGCCTGAGCCAGGGGCACTCCATGCCGGCCCCCTTGAAGTAGTCCGGCGCGAACCAATCCACCTGTCCGGCCCAGTTGTTGGGCGCCGTGATGGGGTCGATCGAGATCCGCCCCGCGATCCCCGCCGCCCGGAAGATCCGGAGGGTCCTGGCCGCCGCGCGGGCCTTGTGGGCCGTGATGTCGACCGAGTCGATCCCGGCGCCCTTGAGCGCCCGGGCCAGCTCGATCGTCATGCGGTTGCCGTTCGTGTTCAGGTGCAGCCGCTGGCGCGCGGGCAGGTGCTCCCGAGCGTAGGCCACGAAGTCCACGAGCGCCGGGTGCAGCGTCGGCTCGCCCACGCCGAACAGGTTGAGCTCGCGCTGGGTGCCGGCCTGGGCGAACTTCCGCACCCACCCGATGGCCTGCTCGAACACGGCGTGCTCCATCAGCCCGGTCTCCCGATGCTGCCCCTGGTCCGGCGCCGGGCAGTAGTCGCAGGCGTTGTCGCACAGCGAGCTGATTTCAATCGAGTTGATCGTCGCGATTTTCACTTGAACCCCTTTTGCGGCTCGATCCGCGGCGCCGGGCTTTCCTTGCCGTCCCAGTCGTCCACGGCCGTCACCGGCACCAGCAGCGAGCGGCACATGTGATGGTTCGGCGGGGTCCAGGGGCCGAAGTCCTTCAGAATCTTGCCGTCCAGATGCTCGCAGATCTCGCTCGTGCGCGCATCCAGGATGGCCGCGTACTCGAAGGCCAGCACGAACCCCTTGAACTCGGGCTGGTTGAAAAGCGCCTGGCGCGCCTGGTTGACCGCGTCGGCCGTGTTCGTGCGCGCGATGTTCTCCAGGCGTCGGGGCACGTTCACCGCCCGGCCCTGGGCGTCAATCTCGGGCAAAAGCGCGGTCAGCACCGTGTCCTCTGAGATGGCCAGGATGGTCTCGCGCAGGGTCTTGTCGTACTTGATCGAATTTTCCAGCACCTGCTGAACGGCCTTGAGCACGTCGGCCTCGACCACCCCGCCGATCTTCATGGCCTTGCGGGCCAGGTAGCGCTCGGCCTGGTCTTTGTCCATCCCCGGCCGGATCACGGCCGCGAACTTGCGCGGCAGCTCTTTCCGGGCCTGAGCGTAGCCCGCCGCCAGCGACTGCTCCAGGTGCTTGCGCAGCGCCTGCTGGAGCTTCTTCTTGATCGCCTTGGGGAATGTCAGCTTGTCGATCTCCGCGAAATCCACGTTGCCGAAGGAGCGCTCCCCGGCGATCTCCGCCACCTGGGTTTCGATGGACTCGCGCGCCTCGGCCATCACGTCCTGCAGTGCGGCCAGCAGCATTTGGTCGTCCGCGTTGAACTGGTCCTCGATGCGCGCAAAGTCGCAGCGCTTGAGCCAGGGCCGCTCGGCAAAGGCCCGCGCCAGCTGCGCCCGCGCCGCCGCGGATTGCTTCTCGATCCAGGCCTCGTTGTCGGGCATCCCGTCCGGCGGCAGGGCCGCGTCGGGGTCGGGGTCGTCCGTGGGCGGCGGGGGCGCGGGGTCGTCCGCGCTCTTTTGCGGCGCGCCCACCAGCTGCCGGATCCAGGCCTCGTCGCTGTCGCTGCGCTGGACCGCGTTCTTGGAGACCAGCTCGCCCCACACCCGCGCGATCTTCTCCTTCTGCTGCTCGGAAATCGGCTCGAATGTAAAGGGCGGGAAATCTTCCGCGCCGAAGTTCACCCGCGCCAACCCGCGGAAGAGCTGCTCGTTCAGCGCGTCCTCCAGGTCGCCCGCGATCGCGTCCAGGATCCAGAAGAACACCTCCAGCTGGGTCGTGCTCTGGGAGTAGCTCCCGGTCTGGCCCTGCTCGGAGAGCCCCAGCAGGTTGGGCACCAGGATCGACTTGGCGATGGCCTTGTCGTACTGGGCGATGGCCCGGTCGTAGGCGTCCGTGCGCATCGGCTGGAACTGGTTCAGGTCCACCCCCGCGGGCAGAATCGCCCCCATGCGCGCGGAGATGTTGCGGATCAGGGCTTTCAGGTCCTCCTTCTGCGCGCTGGAGAGCTGGCCTGTCACCTGGGCGTAGGCAAATCCCGAGGCGTGGCGCTCCAGGTGGATGTTCTGGAACTTGATCACCACGTCCTTGCTCCACCACGGCCGGTAGGCCGCGCGCAGGTCGCTCTCCCCGTAGTGGGGGTCCACGTCCGGTTGGTAGACGAAGTGGATCACTTTATCCATCGGGATCGGCGCCCGTTTCCCGTTCTGGTCCTGGGAGAGCTTCAGCACGTTGCCGTGCGGGTCGCATTCGAAGCCCTGGTTGAAGGTTTCCCAGGGCCGGAGCTTCAGGCGCTTCAGCCCCCACCAGGTCTTGCCCTCCCACGCGATCAGGCCGAAGATCTTCTCCACGATCGAAAACCCGTTGGGCAGGGCGGAGAGGATCATCAGCAGGTTCTGGGAGAAGCTCCCCGCCAGCTTGGCGATCACCGTGGCGAAAAAGTCGCCCATGCGGGCCTGCTCCGGGTCATCGTCGCCATTTTCGTCCTTGGGGACGTCGAAAAACCACCCGCGGCTGATCACCGCGTGCTGCTTGAATCGCATCACGCTCTTAACCTGGTCGTCGCGCATCATCTTGCGGTAGATGTCCGCCCCCCGGCGGCTCACGAGGTCGTCCGGGTTGTACTTGGCGAAGTCGCGCGCACCGTAGAGCACCGAGTTTTCCCAGCCGATCTCGCCCGTGGGCGGGGCCGGCGGTTTGTCCGCCATCGCGATCGGGCGGCCCGTGTGGTCGAGTAGTTGCGTCATCTCACCCCGTCTGGTGGGCCATGTCGTCGGCCCCGCTCTCGGTTTCTCCCTGTCCCATCGCTTCGTCCCAGTTGCCGGCCGGCCCGCTGGCCGCGTGAATCGCCAGGGCCAACGCCCAGAAGCGGTCCGCGTGCCCGCCCGGCCCCCGGTCGGCCTCGAAGCGCAGGTTGCCGGCCGCCGTGGTGGTCTTTTTGATGCTACGCAGGTCCGCCCGGATCGCGTCGGACCGCGGGATCCGGATCGCCTTGTCCTCGAAGGCCGCGCGCACCGGGTAGGCCAGGGCCTCCTTGACCGGCCCTAAAAAGTTGACGCCCTCCACCCGGTAGGCCCCGAACTTCTCCTGGGCGCGCTCGGCGAACTGCCGCCCGAGCCCGGTTTCGTCGATGCAGGCCCGCCGCATGTTTTCAAGCCCCAGCAGGGGATAGAGCTCGCCCTCCTGGGTCGAGAATTTCTGGTTCTGCAGCTCCGCCACCAGGCGCGTGAAATACATCCCGCCGGTCTTCTCCAGAACCCAGATCACGGTCAGGTCCGTGGTGCGCCCGATGTCCACCCCCGCGTACAGGCCGTCCAGCACGCGCCGGTCGTCCATCGTGCCGTCGCGCCCCATCTCCCAGGCCGTGGTCGCCGCATACTCGCACCCCGCGATCAGGTCGTAGGAGAGGAAGGCCCCGGCGTCGTCGGCCGCCACGCACTGGAACTCCTGCAGGAACTGCTCCTCGCTGGCGCAGCCCGCGCGGATGAAATCGAAATAGGCGGCCTCGTCCATCGCCAGCCGCTCGTCGTCGGCCGGCAGCGCCTGCTGCAGCTTGTAGAGAAAACCCTGGTCCAGGGCGTCGGCCAGCGTCACCGTGTGCAGGGAGAATCCCTTGGGGTTGCCCCGGTGCTTCGCGTCCTCCACCAGCTCGTTGAAAAAGTTGGCGCTCCCGCGGTGGGTGGAGAAGATCTCCAGCTGCCCGCCCCAGGTGATGCCGGGGTAGGCGATGGAATAGAGCTGGCGCGGGTCCGGGTGCAGCGCGAACTCGTCCAGCACGCGCCCGCCGCGCTTGCCCGCCTGGGCGTTGGGATTCGAGCTCATGGAGTGGATCCGCTTGCCGTTGGCGAACTGCAGCACGTAGGCCGAGATTTTGCGCTCCGGGTCGATCACCACCGCCCCCAGGTCCTGGGCCGCCGTGTCCAGGATCTGCGCGAAATACTTGCAGTCCTCCAGGAACAGCCGCGCCTGGATCTCGTCGCGCGAGGAGATCCACTGGTCGTTCGTGTTCTCGCGCGGGGCCGTGCGCTCCACCGTGGCGTAGCCCGAGCACCAGGTCCACCCGATCTGGCGGCTCTTCTCGCCCAGCTTGAGCCGGCTTTTATCCTCGATCCAGCGCCGCTGGAAGGGCAGAAAAAGCCGCTCCGGATCGGGGGGCAGGATCTTGGCGTTGCCGCGTTTATGGGTGCCGGTGGCCGTCAAAGTTTAAGCTGCTCCCGGATGCTCATCATGATAGGATACCACCAACGGTTACGGATACGATCTCGGACGACCCGCGCCACGTAGCTATATCAACGTAGGCCTGCACCGTCCATCTGCCCTCGATGTCAATATCTCCATCAACCGTGATGTACTCCACGGCACCGTCAACTATCGCGGCATCTCGGGTGATAACTGTGCGGTTCGGCTTTTTGAGTCGCAGTTGTACATCGGTAGCGCCCGACAAGCTGGTGCCGTCATCAGGAACAATACGTATTTTCGTCCCAACGTCTCCAACGTGTATCATGTGTTTACTCCCGCAAATTGCGCTTCTAGCTCTACCGTTTGCGTGAACGATGCACTCAGGTTGACCACCTCGTATACTGCGCCGATGATTAATGAAGGGGCACTGATGTCTGATAGCGCTGCGATCCCGCTGACTGTAAGTAGATGGGTCTGCCCAAAAGTAGGCAAATCTATTACAACTTCACCGATCAGGTCGGCGCCGTCGATGACATGTACCTGGCCGATAGTCGGATCGTCTACGGTTGACGCAGAAGCTAAATCCTGCCCGGTCAGCGGATCAACATCAGCAACAGCCAGGAGCACCGGGAGGTCGACAGCAGTCAAAGAAGCGAGGTCTGCGCCGGTCAATTGGTGTTCCTGCTCGATGGTCGGCGCGTCGATTGCGGTCAGCGCCACAAGATCAACGCCGGTCAGCGGGTCCACACCGGCCACGTCCTCAACAGTTGGCGAATCAAATATCGTGGCGCAAGCAATTTCGGTCCCGGTAAGCGCGTGCTCCTGTCCTATCGCAGGCGCGTCAAGGGCCGATTCCGCAGAAACGTCTTCGCCAGTTAGTGCGTGCTCCTGGCCGATTGTCGGGCTATCGATGCTGGTAACAGAGGCGAGGTCCGTTGCGGTAAGTTCGTCGGTACCCCCACCAATATCAGTGATCGACCCCCACGTCAGGAAACCGGAAGTGTTTAGCTGATTGTGGTAGTTTGCCTTGATCCAGGCCGAACTGCGCGCCACCGTGCTAAAGCGCATCTCGTCAATGGTACCGTCAAGATCCCTTTCGCCAACACCGGCGTTCCCCCATTTAAGCGTATCGGCAGTATCTTCTGGAACCTGAGATTGATCCACGAAAGATGTGCTAAACACAGACTCTGAGCCGTCTAAATAAATAGACCGCCTAACGTTGTGATCCCACCGCGCTACGCAGTGACGCCAATTAGTGTTATTCATACTGTCAGTCGGCGTCGATATTAAATTTTCGCCAGCGATGCTGCCTTGGTGTTGCACCATAAACGACAATACATTCTCGTTTCCTGACTGGGGACCATCACCGACAAGGTTATCGTGCCAAAACAAAATCGGCGCACCCCAGTAGTGTTCCGCGCCCTTCAGCGCAATATCATTGTCGTTTTCGAGGTCGTTAAGCTTGACTAACGCCTCAACCGTGAAATCTATTTGAGGGACAATTTCGGTTACATCGGATGGCGTGTCGTACGTCTGCGAAGTGCTCCCCGCAAAACTCTGCCCTTTCCCTACTTGCGCATCGACTTCCGTGCCTTGATTTTCGCTGGGTTGTGAGTAGCTCGCACTGCACCGGTTGTATCCAGCCGCGCCGTCAGTACCCGGATAAACGATAACATGATCCGAGTCATAAGCATTGTACTGGCCGTAAGTGCTGTTTGCCAACGGTTGCGATTTCCCCGCCTTGCCCCACCACATGTAAATCGTGGTGCTGGCGCTGGACGAAACCAATGGAACCTTGACCGCTACTTCACAGGCTGCATTGCCGGGCGTGTTGTCTGTTGACCAACTTCGGATATCGACAGGCAGTTGATTCGATCCGTCACTGTCCGAAGAAAAGCGAATGTCTCCCCCGCCGTCGATCGACGCCCTAGTGCCGTCGGCGTCCAGAGGTCCGTTGACCTGCGTGAGTACAGCGTCGAACCCTTCATCGAAAACGAGAGTCCAGTCGGTAAGGTCCGCGTCAATATCGGTGTGATCTATGGTTATCGCAACTTTATGCAACCATCCGGTGGGGAAGTCCTCGTTCAGTGCCGGCGCGCCAAAAGAAGTCGCCGAGGCAAGGTCCGTCCCGGTAAGCGCGTGCTCCTGGCCGATAGTCGGCGAGTCAACGGCCGTGACCGACGATAGGTCTGCGCCTGTCAGCTCATCGTCACCACCCCCGGTTGTCGGCGGTGCGTCCTTGTAGGGGTGATCGACCGGCAGGTTGCCTTCCAGCCCGAACAGATGCGCGAAATAGCCCTCATAATTTTGCCGACTTGCGGTATCAATGCTGGTTGTCATCCACATGGTGCCGCATGCGCCGTCAAGTGATCTGTTGTCGTTCCTGTTCTCAAACATCCTTAAAGGTACTGGCGTACTAAGGTCTATTAGATATGTTGTCGAACCGACTTGCACGCCATCAATGTGCATCGACACAAGGTTATTAATTCTGTCAAAAGTGAAAGTAAGAATATGCGGTCCATTGTATGGCCCGCCGCTTGGAGTGAAATTAGACATGCACTGTCTAGCTGATATTGCCGCAAGGAAATTTGAAGCGTTACCAGCTTGGATTTGCCAATCACTAGAGCCACTAACAGACATAATTGGCTCATATATGCTGCTAATACTGTCTACACGGTAGACAATACCAAACATTACCTCGGTCGGAATTGGTGTGCTTAGACGTTCTAAACCGTCATCCGCACCATCAAATGCTAAAACATCAATGCCGCCGATGCTTTGGTCTACGGTCGGTTGTGCAGCGGCAACCACTTGCGACAGATCAAGCCCGTTGCCAGACTTGTCTGCAATAGCCTCGACAGTCCCGCCGTTCATTGTCAGCGTCGTGGCGTCAGACGGCAGCCAGTAGCCTTCGAGTCCCGCATCATCGTTTTCCGGGAGCCATACTGCCATTTTGGTTTTTACTCCTTAGACCTGTGTCCATCCGAACACGCCGGGTTCAAACACATTGTTACCAGCGCCATCGGCTTGAGTGACTTCCCAAGTCTGACCATTGTGAGTCACTCGATCAGGTTCACCCGTAAAGGGGTTTACCAGCTTGTAAGCGCCAAATTGGTCTAACGGCTGAACCCACGGCGCGATCTCCCCAGGCACCATAGCCCGCCTGACAAGGGCAGGCACGGCAGTTGGATCAGGCCAGATAGCGGTGTCATATTGCTGGATCACTAACCAGTAAGCGCCATCGTCATCAACATGGAGGCCGGGATTGACCAATCCTTCCAGCGGCAATGCATTGCCCGCCCACTGGCCCTGTATCGCGGTCAGAACATCGTTCACGCGGTCTTTCGGATTGCCCGTCGTTTCGGACCATGAGACCCCGGTTATTCCTTTCACGGCGTCGGCAAAGCCAAGCGGCTCCCACGCATGCAACGTCGCGTGGGTCGGACCCGCGCTTGTGGTATACACCTCGACGCCAAAATTACGCGGGCCGAAACCTGCCGCCTCAAGCGCGGCGTTAACCGCATCCATCTGATCAATAGTAACACGTGCGGAAATGGCCATTTGTTATTCCTTACGTCGGGTCACGCAGCTCAATGTCGATCGCCGTCAAAGTGAACGTGTTGCCACTCGTCACGGACTGCGATGAGTCCAGCGCACCGGCCGCCAGCAAAGTCGCGCCATCATCCAACGCCCAATGGCTAGCCGTTCCTGTTGCAGTGACGCTCCCGTCGGTGATTGCGTCGATGGTGATTTTCCGCCCGCTGGTGGTGCCGTCCGCCGGTCCCGTGAAACTCGGAGACGATTTACTGCCAAGCGCTACGCCGGAAATACCAGCGTAGTTTGCCGGCTCGGATGAACAGATCGTCAACGTCGTTCCGTTGTCAATTTCGCCAAGTGCTGCGTCGAATACTGAATCGCCTAATTTTCCCATTTGTTCCTCCCTATGGCGTTTTGTTTGATCAAACCGGTGGCCGTCAAAGTTTAAGCTGCTCCCGGATGCTCTTGATCGTGGCCGCGTCCAGCGCGCCGCCGCCCGTGGTTTCGCGCAGCTTGTCGAGCTCTTTCCGCAGGCGCTTGCGCTCGTCCTTCCGGGCCTGCTCGGCCAGGTCTTTTTTAAGCCGCTCGCGGTTCACGCTGGCCGTCTGCAGCTTGGCGAAGTCGGAGATGATCCGCGGCAGCTCGGTGATGTCCAGGTCCCCCGCGAGCTGGGCCTCGATGATCATTTGGGCGAAGATCTTGCTGGCGGCCTCCTCCAGCACCAGGCCCTCGCCGGCGTCCGAGACCAGGGCCTTGCTCTTGTCCTCGATGATCCGCAGCCGCTGGTAGTTGGCCATGAATTCCTGGCCGTAGCGGCCGATCGCGCTGCGGCTGATGTCGTGGCCGCGCTCCTCCAGATAGGCCCGGATGTCGTCGTAGGTCACCTGGGGCTCCAGCAGAAGCCGGTTGACCGCCGCGCGCACCTCGTGCGGCAGCTCGTCGTAGATGCGGCCGTGGCGCCGGCGGGTCTTCATCACCCCACCTCGCGAATCAGCTTCTCGACCTCGGCCGACACCTGCACATATTCCCGGTGGATATCGGCCAGCTCGCCCGCAGCCTCGACGATCGCCAGCGGGTCGATCTGCGCCAGCGGGCGCATGTGTCCGGGCAGCGCCTCGTTTCTGAGCGTCCGGATCCGGTTTTCCGCCCTCGTCGTCAGTTGCATCAGGCGCTGTTTCTTTTCCGCCAGCGCCCCCTTCATCATCAGTCGGTCATTCACTGGTCCGCGTCCCTCTCTCCCGGATCACCGGGCAAAACATGTTGTTGTCAATGCGCTCCACCATCCGGGTCTGCACCTGGGTGTTCAGATGGATCACCTGCATCAGTTCGCCGGCCAGCTTCTCGTAGTTCTTCACCAGGTCCACGTTGGCCTCGTAGAAGCGCGTCACCCGGGTCACGTCCTTCTCGTACTGGTCCAGGATCCCGTCCAGCGCCCGCCGGTCGTCCGCGCGACGCTGGAAGCGCTCCTTGCGGTCCAGGTCGATCTGGGCCAGGACCTTGTCCAGGTTCTGCTTGTCGAACTCGCGCTGGCGTTCGAGCGCCTGTTTGTCGGCCTCGCGCTGGCGACTCAGGCGCCGGTGGTCCACGAACCACATCACCAGCACCACGCCCGGCGTTCCCAGCGTGCCGATCACCGACCCCACGAACCACATCGGAATCCCTTCGAGAATCGGTATCGGCATGTCAGTCGGCCTCCTCTCCGCGCTTGAGCGCGATCAGGCTGCGTTCGATCCGCGCGTTCATGAAGCCGTCCAGGTCGGCCACGGCCAGCCGCGCGTCCTTCAGAACCTTCGGGGTCAGGGTGGTCTTGACGATGGTGCGCACCATCGCCCGCAGCCGTTTCTGCTGGAAGTCCGAGAGCTTGCCGTGCGCCATGTCCGCGATGGCCTGGGGCTTCACCAGCCGCTCCACCAGGGCCACGGCGGAGGTCACCGTGTGGCACAAACGGTCCATCGCGTTGGCCACGGCCTCGTTTTTGGTTCGAGCGCGCACGTAGCGCGCCGCCTCGGCCGCAATCCAGGAGACCAGGGCCGTCACCAGCGTGCCGGCCGCCGGTACCAGAATATCGGCGATCTGGGCGGTTAAATCGGGTGTCATGATTTTTCTCCTATACCAGGAAGTAGATGTACTCGCCGTCGATGCGCTTCCAGATCTGCGGGCGGTGGCGCTGGTCCACATGAAATCCGATCGCCAGGCGCCGGCCTGCCCAGTGCCAGTCGTAGTAGATGCCCACCCCCGCAAACCCGCTGCCCAGGACAGCCATCGCCTGGGCCCGGGGTGCGGCCTGGGTCGCGAAGTGAAAGTCCACGGCTGAGGCGCCGTTTTCCACATAGTGCAGCGAGCCCGTGCTGTGCCCGGCCGGGCGCACGCACACGCAGCCGCGCAGTCCGAAGCGGTTGTGGGTCACGATTGGCCAGCCGGTCTTGTGCCGCAGGTTGTCCAGGGCGTACACCGTGGCCGCGTCCTGGTGCACGTGGGAGCCCGGCGCCTCGGGATCGTCGAACTCACTGGGCTTGAAATGCCGGATCTTGTTCCAGTCGATCGTCATGGTCGGCCGAGATGCTCCTTGTTTGCGCGGGCCCCAAACGAAAAAAGCCCGACCCGACGGATACTTTCTCCATCGAATCGGGCTGCGAGAGCCGCTGGGGGTGCTTATCTGGCGGGCGCGCCGCGCTGAATGTAATTTACTGCTACACAAATCAGGCCTTCAAGTCAAGCCCTCTCTACCGATACCCACCGGCGGCAGCTCCGGCAGCGGATGACCATCCGCCCCAGGGACGCCTCGGCGATCACGCAATGGCATTTGGGGCATCGTATCAAGGCTAGACCGCTAACGTCCGGTTTTGCCTCGTTCGCCGTCGCACTGAGGGCTTTGTTGCGCTTCGTCATCGTCACGATATTCCTGCAGTATTTTCAATTTAAACCCGGGCTGCCGCCAGCCGGGGAGAAGCAGCGCCGTCACGGCGCTCATGGTATTGTGGGAACCCACCGCCACCGTGATCAGCCCTTCGCAGATGGCATTGACGCCCCACAAGTGACCCGTCCTGTCGTTCATGTAGCACCGCACGCCATAAAAAGAGACTTTATGGGTCGGCTTCAGATCTGGCTTTTTCGCCATCATACCCCCGCCCCGTTGTTTTGTCTTCTCGCTTTACTTCTCGAATTTACTTCTGCGTCCGGTCCTGATCTCACGGCGAATCGCGTCAAAGTCAGGCTTGACAGGCAATTCCTGCGTTTGTCTTCTCGATTCGGAAGCAATCCGCCCGGCGCGCTCGTCCGCGTTGTGGCGCCGCTCGCGCGCCCGGTCGGCCTCGTCGGCGCGCTCGTAGGCAATGGCCTTCAGGTAGCCGTGGCTTTTGAGCGGCAGCCGCGGCGGCGGGTTTTCGACCACCTGGGCCAGGGCCGCACCCCAGGCCGCCACGCTGTTGGGCCGCGCCGCCTGGGCCTGCCATTGGATATCCGGCGCCTTGATCTCGGCCTCCAGCGCGGCCAGCAGCTTGAGCGCCCGGGACCACTTGATCCCCCGCCCCGACCCCGGCCGGAACAGCGCCAGGTAGGCCAGCACGTGCCCCTTGACCGCGGCCGGCAGCTCCGCCACCAGCCGCAGGCACTGGCGCGCGTCCGCATCCGCCGACCATGCCTCGGCCGACGCAATGGCCCCGCAGGCCGGGCAGGTCAGTCGCATGTCTCGCCCTCCGCGATCCGCACCACCGTCACCAGCCCGGTTAGCGTCACGATCCCGCAGGCCAGGTTGCCGTTCCAGCACCACACCGTTCCGGCCGCGCTGTCGGCCGTGGCGCAGTCGTCCAGCTCGTGGCCGTCGAGCAGCACCCGGTAGTTCCACGGGTCGGACACGTAGCCCGGGTCCCAATCGAAAATCGAGACCCTCATACCTGCTCCCCATCGATCTCCGCCAGCACCCGGGCCGCGATCAGGCCGCGGATACCGCCGCCGCAAATTGAAATGACTACGCGCATGCCGCCCTCCAATCGATATGGGTGGGCAACTTGAGCGCCTGCCGCCGCCTGGCGACCTGTTCCACCTCGGCCGCCGTGAGTACCCCGATCCGGGCGTAACACAAGCCGCAGGTGCCGTAATAGCGCCCGTTTTGCCACGACAGCCGGGGAATGACCTGGCGGCTGCATTTCGCGTTGGGGCAGGTCCAATATTTCTGGTTGGCGTTCATGGTCGACCTCCCGCGGATGCCATTTTAATCAGCCGCACGGACGGCTGCCGGGCATTCCACCGTCGCATAAGGCGCAACGCCTTGATCGGGATGTCGGGCCCGCCAGCGGCCATCCAGGCGGCCACCGTTTTCCTTTTGCTGCGGCCGGTGATTCCGGCCACGTTTTCGGCCGTCAGGCCATGCCGCTGGACGATGGCCAAAAACTCCTCCTGCGCGGCCGAAACGACCGGCGTTTTCGTTTTGGCCGCGTTTCGGCCGTTTTGGCCGTTTTCGGCCGTTTCAATACTGGTGCGGGTTGGCCGCGTTTCGGCCGTTTTCGGCCGCGCACTTTCGGCCGGATCGGCCGATCCGGCGGCCGTTTGGATTTCGGCCGTTTTGGCCGTTTTCGGCCGTCCGGCCGGCCAGGCGGCCGACGCGGCCACGGCCAGGCCGAGCCCCAGGGGCTCCATCACGCAGACCAGGATCGCCACCAGCATGAGCATGGCCCGATCGGCGGGTACGCCGGCCAGGTGGGCCAGGGCGGCCACGGGACCGGCCTCGGCCCTGGCGGACACCTGGCCGGTGCGCAGGTCCTGCAGGCGACCTGTGACCGACAGGAGCTCGGCCTGCAGCGCGTCGTAGCCCGCGGCCTCGCGCTCGCGGATCCGCCGGGTGACGTATCCCGGCGGAAGGCCGGCCAGGGTGCTGTCGATCGTTTCGATGCGGTCCCGGAGAATGGTCTGGCGGGCCGCGAGGCCGTCGATTTCGGCTGAAGCCCGCGCCAGCCCGGCGACCCCCTGCTGGTGGCCCTGGATGAGATACCCGGCCGCTTCGATGGCCGTGAGGCCCACCAGGACCGCGATCACCGCCATGTAAAAGGCGCGCCCACCGATCGGCAGCCGGTCCCAGGCGCGGTGCAGGTGGATCACGCAGGCCAATTTGCCCAGCTCCATACCGGTCGCCAGGCAGGCGATGACAGCCGATGCCCCGAACAGCGCCATCAGGCCGCCAACCGACATATACGCGGTCGTGCCCCAAACGAGGGTCAGTGACAGGGATAGTAAAATGCGATGCATGTCAGATCCTTTTCTGGTTCTGCCGAGCCCTCTCCGCGTCGGCGATCTTGCTCGAGGACAGTATGGAGCACGTCAGGAAACCGAGCGTTGCGCCGGCCATCAACCCGATCCCTAAGCCCACAAAAAATGCCATGATCAACCTCCCTTCGGGTGTGCAGATTTTAAGTTTTTCAGACACGCGCCCAATTTTGCCATGCATGACGCAAGCCCTTTAAATCTTTAAGCTTGCCGCCCGCTTCCCGGCTCTCGTGGTGCAGCATGTGCTCTAGACAAAAGGCGCGCACAACCTGCCAGGCGCGACCCCGCGATTTTCCGTATGCGCGGGCCGCCGTCGTGAGGCTTGCGCCGTTTAGCACCATCCGCGCCAGTTGCCGGTTTTCGCGTGTCATCATCGATCCGTGCCTCCGGTTTTCTTCAGGCTGTAAGAAAAGACGGTTTTCGACTTCCGGGCGGTCCCCAACAGCGTGAGCAGCGCGTCGTCAAATCCGTTGACGATATCCCAGTCCACCGCCTCGGTTTTGCGGATGGCGTAGGTCAGGCCCTGTTTTTTTAAGGCCCGCAGCATGGTGCGCACTTGGCGCACGCGGCGCTCGACCTTGAGCAGGACCGACCCGGGCTTGAAATCCGCCCGGTCGCGATCGCCCGCGAAGATGGCCTCCCGGTGGGCCAGGACGTGCTTGCGCAAGTCCTTCTCGGCGCGCTGCAGGTAGCCGGCCAGTCGGGAGATAACGGTCTGGTGGCGGTCGCGCACGGCGGCCAGCTCTTTATTGGCGGTCTCTTGGGCCGCCGCAAGGGCTTCGGCCAAATCCGCGACCCGGACGAGGAGATCCTCGGTTTTCCCCAGGACGTCGACGTTGGCCATGACCTCGGTGCCCGCGGACCGGTCAGTCATCGCGCGCCTCCAGCTCGAGCTGCAACTGCCCCAGGTACTCGGGCAGGGCGATTTGTTTGATTGCCGCCGCGCGCCGCAATATCCCCAGGGCGCGGGATTTCATGCGGTTGCAGTAGTCCGTGATCTCGGACTGCGAGGCCGCAATCCAGTAGCCCCCGCCGGCGCTGGTCGATGTGCTCATCACGGGCAGGCCCTCGGCCCGCAGGTCGGTGATGAGCACGCGCAGGGCCTTGGTGTCGTTGATCCGGTGGTTGAACGCCTGGCCGAACACCGCCCGGTAGAGTGCCCCCATGCCCACCTTTTTCTCCGGTCCCACGTGCCCCAGCAGGATCTTGTACAACCTGATCCTGGCCGTATCGCGGTCGATCTGCTCGGTTGTCATCTTTAACACCCCCTTTCGTTCCCTTATCCGACGTTCAGAAACTGCACCGCCGCGTCATAGGCCGCCTCGTAGCCCTGGCCCATCTTCCGGTAGAGGTCCCGGCGCATGGCCCGGGGCAGCCGCCAGTAGCACTTGCTGCACAGGGAGTTGCCGCGCTGCTTCACGCGCCCGCATTGGCACTTCAGTCTGTCCAGCGCCTCCAGGTAGACCCGCCGCGCCTCATCCGCCTTGATCGCCTCGATCGCATTATTGCACAATGGCATGATCGCCCTCCTTATTGGCGGCCCGGTACCCGCAGTCCACCAGGTAGAATAGCTGCTGCACCGGCGTGCGGTATTGGCCGGCGGCCAGGCGATTGAGCTTGTCCAGCAGGCCCGGCTGGTCGGCAAACAAGGCCGCCAGCGGATCGGCCGCACCGGCTGTTGCCGGCGCCGGTGCGGCCTGCCTCTCCGCGTGGGCCGCGGCCCCTGCCGGGTCCGGGATCGCCTCGTTCTTGCGGTTTTGGTGGTAATCGCGCACGCATTCTTTGCAGTAATCCTGCAGGCCGTCTGGCCGGGCCTTGTTTTTGTTGAAATTTTCAATCGGCTGCGGGTTCCCGCCGTGCCTGCAGGCCTTCCGCCGGCACACCTTGGTTTTCGCTGTCGTCATGCGTTGCTCCTTTTTCCCGGCAAGCTTTCGGTGCCAGGACCGGTCCCGCACCCCCTTGAGGCCGGCCTTGTAATCTCTCACCGCCTCGGGATCCGTGGCCGCAGCGACTGCGCGGCCCTGGTCGCAGTCCTTGCAGTTGATGTCCCCGTAACCCGGCGCGGATAGCCGGTCCCCGTTGGCGTTTTCCTGCCGGATCACGCAGGCCTCGGGCCGCATGGTGGTGTGGTAGGTCTGGCAGTGCATCGTTTTCATCGGGGATTCGCCTGGGTCCGCGCCCGGCCCCGGCGGCACATGGGGCTCAACACCGTTACGGCCACCTCGCGGGCGTGGTCTACCTTGAGGATCAGGTCGCGGTCCGGGTTCCAGTAAATGGCCAGGCGCCGGTAGCGCTGGCCGTGGGCTATGCGGAAGTCGCGCGCCGGCTGCACCAGGATAGACTCGGCCATCACCCTTTCGACCGCCTCGGGCGAAACTTCGCCGCCCACGCGCAGCGCCCAGTTTTCGACAAAATGTTTGGAAAGCCGCATTATGCTCGCCCCTTTCGCCGCTGGTGGTAGGTCAGCGCCGCCACCAGGCGGTGGAGCTGGTCGGCGTCAAGCCAGCGCCAGCAGTCCACCCTGAACATGTGCCGCGCCATCGCATCGGCGTAGGCCTGGGGCAGCGACAGGTCGGCCAGCACCGCCTCCACCTTGGATGCCAGCCGCTTTTTGCTCTCCGGCGGTTTTTTGAATTTGCGCCGGGGTACGAAACCCAGCGCCTTGAATTCCTGCATGACGCGATCCAGGGTTTTGGGGGTGAGGTCGCGCGAGGACGAAACGCCGGATTCCGCCAGCAGCGTGCGGTAGTCCGCGTCCGTCATGCCCACCTGGTACTTGGCCACGTGGATCAGGGCGATCTGGCGCGGGCTGATCGTCACGTCCGCCGCCGGGCCGGATCCACGATCCGCTCGCACAGCCGGAATTTCGGCACCCAGCGGGCCACCGGCAGCGTGGCCGCCGAGCCGCAGTGCGGGCAGCGGTGACGGGCCAGTTTGTCCATGATCACCTCGCAGTCCACGCAGATCATGGCCGCCTCCAGCGGGATGCCCTCGCGATAGGGCGGGGGCTCCATATCCTTCCTCAGAAACGAGCACGGGATTTTCATACCTCATCCTCCGGAAAATCGTTGATATACATCCGCAGACGGGAAAGCTCCTGGGCCGCCGATACCAGGGCCGGCCCCACCTCGTCGATAACGGCCAAAGCCTTTTTCTTCTCCGCCCGGATCCGCCGCAGACGCTCGGTTTTCTGGTTGTCCACCGGCGGCTCGACAGGCGTTTGGAGCATTACCCAAACGGCCGGCGCGCGGTGCCCGGGCAGTTTTTGGGCGATATTCTGGCGAACGAGCAGGCCCAGAAACTCCTTGGCGTATGCCCAACTGGCGCCGGCGAGCTCCTGGAGATCGGCGATCGTCACCCGTCCCCTGGCGCGGCAGATGGCCCACATCCGCTCCCTGATCTGAGGATCATCTGTCTTGCCCCGGTAAACGTAGACGCCGGGTTTGACACGCTCCAGCTCCCCGGCCGCACACAGCTCGCGGATTGCCCGAAAGAGTTTTTGTTTGCCTTTGTTCGTGACCAGGTCGAAAAGAGGGTGCGCCGCCACGTCCTGCTGGCGCACGGGCACACCGCCCGCGCCCAGCTCCTTGAATACCCGCCGGATCGTGCCGGCCATGCCGTTCTGGGCCATCAGCTCCTCCCCGAAAGGCCCACCTTGCAGGCCTGCTGCGCGAGTTTTTCGTCGACGTCGGTGGTCTGTTTGGCGTTGGCCAATTGGACCAGGTTCACGATATCCCGGCGCACCAGCCGGAAGTCGCCGCCGGAGGCGTTAATGAAGATCTGCGCCACCGCGGGGGAAAACGCCAGGCCGGTTGTTTCGCGGGCATAGGTGATGGTGTCCGCCGCGGTGATGGGCTCGAATTCCAACTGCTGCCAGGTGCGGCTCCACACCCGCCGGCTGGACTTCATATGACTGTAGATGCCCTCTTCGCCCACCAGAATGATGGGCGCCGTGGTCATGTCCGTGATGTCGCGGACGATGCCCAGGAATTTCCGGGGCAGCTTTTCGAGCTCGTCGATGAAGATCGGCCGCGGACTGGGCAGGAGCCGGTCGACGATCGCCTGGAAGCAGGGGCCCTTGCGGTGGGGGATCGAGGACTCCCGGGCGCCCAGCTCGCGCAGGAGGCTGCGCAGGAAATCCAACTGGCTGGTGTCCCACACTTCGCGCACCCTTAAGTAAACGCACCCCTTGCGGGCGGCGTACCACTGGGCCGTCCGGGTCTTGCCCCGGCCCGCGCGGCCGAACACCACGCCGAAGCGGCCCTCGCCTTCGCCCATCGATAGGCCGTCCATCAGCACTAGGAAATTGCGCACGTTGCGGGTCTGGCTGAATTTGGGCATGATCGTAATCGGCTTCACGTCGCGGCCTCCTCCATCGTGTTGGTTTGGTACATCGTGGCGAACACCACCCGGCGCTCTTCCCAGTAATCCCGGGCGCTTTCGAACTCCGGCGTGGTTTCGTAGTAGCGCAGGAATGCGCGCCACTGCTTGGTGATCAGGTGGCCCTGGGCCTCCATCTCCAGGATGGCCTCGTAGCGGTCGATCTCGCTCATGGCCTCCAGCCGGGTGCGCTGGTCGGTCGCCGTCGCCTCGGTGGATTCGGCCAGGTTGGCTTCGGCCTCGGCCATGATTTGCTGTTCGTCGGCGGGGGTCAGTGGTGCGGGCAAAGACTTTTTCTTGACCGGCAGCAGCTTCGCCTGGCCGGCCTCGATGCCGATCGCCGCCAACTGCCGGCGGTGCTCGGGCAGCACTTCCTTCTCCAGGAATTCGCAGGCCACGCTGGAGGCGGACTTCTCCTGGAGCTTCTTGTGCTCGATATGCCAGGCGAGCCGCTCGCGGTCTGCGTCCGTGCCCAGGGTTGTGGCCGCCGGGTGGGCTTTTTCCGTGGCCGGGGCCGTGCAGAGATATTCGCCGTCGCGGGTGAATACATGCACGGCTGTTTTATCCTGCAGGTCGTAGCGCACCGTGACCGGATGCCGCCGGCCGTAGAGGGCGGGATGGTAGTAATTCCGTCCCAATAGCGAGATGCCGTTGCGGTGGATCCGCCGGATCTCGACACTCATCATCAGCAGGCGCAGCTCGTCCGGATCCACGCCGGGGCCTTTTTCGGCCTCGAAGAGCTCGGCCGGGGCGCGGCCGTCCAGGTGCCCCGCCTGGGGCCTTTGGACATATTCGTCGAACCAGGCCGCGATCGCCATGTGCGCCTGCGCCATCGTCAGCGCCTCACCGCCCATGATTTTCTCGTACACCCGGCGGTGCAGGCGCTCGCCGCGCATCATCCGCGGCGGTTTTTTCGCGATCGACGTGCCGCTGTAGGTCGGGCAGAAGCGCTCCAGCTCCGCGAACGTGCCGAAAAACCGTTCCACCGTCTTGGATTGGCCGTGGTAGGGCCAGGCGAAGATCGTTTTCATCCCCAGGCGCTCGAAGGCGCCGCTGATGCCGGACTGTGATAGGTCGGAGTTTTTGAAAAATCGGCTCTTAAACGCCCGACCGTTATCCAGGTAGGCCACGGCCGGGATTTTGCCCAGCCGCAGGATCGCGCGGCGCAGCGCGCTGGCAATGGCCTGGGTGTTTTCCGTCGGCATGATCTCCCAGCCCAGGGGATAGCTCGATTTCATGTCCTGCCACACGATGAGCGTCATGCGCTTGGGCTTGCCGGTCCAGGGATTGAGGATCTCGAAATTCAGCGCGTGGCCGTCGGCCACGGCGATATCGCCCACATTGATCAGGGCATAATCCCGCTCGATGTAGTAGGCGCACTCGTCGTTCCAGGCTTTAGCCCCCCGCCGCGTGAAGACCCAGATGTGATGGTTGTGGGATTTCCAGTCCCTGAGCCAGCGCCGGTAGGTGGCCTCGGAATAGCCGTTCTCGATGCCCATCTCCCCCATCACGGCCTTGGCCCGGCGGACCACTTCGGCGATCTTGCGGCGGTTGGGATGCAGGGCGATTTTTAAAAGGATTTGGCCCTGCTGCTCGCTGATGAGCGATTGTCCCCTGCACCAGGCGCCGCGACGATCGGCGAGCTGCAGGGTTTCGCCTTTAGCGCTTGCGACGTCCCGCTTCCATCCCTCGATCGTCTTCCAGGACACCGCCCCCAGCTTCTCGAACAGCGTCGGGTAGGCGATCCCGGAGTTGTAGGCCGTCATGAAATCCCTGCGCGCGCGGGCCTTCTGGCCATATTGGGCCTGCCGCATCCGCCCCATATAGATGCGAAGGAGGTCCGCCTTGGCCAGGGCCTTGTTGATCTGCCGCTGGCCAAGGGGTTCGGTGGCGGATTGGGGCGGGGTAGTAGGTAGGCTTGCAGGCTGGGCGTGCGGCGCGGGTGAATGGGTGGGTTGGAGCTGCTCCTTATAATAAAGGCGCCGGATATCCTCGGGCAGGGTGTCGACCGGGAAATCCTTCCGGCATCCGCCGCGGACACATGTTTCGGTGTGAGGCCAGGATTCGCGGGCGGCTCGCTTCCTTACTGCCCGCTCGCTAACACCCGTAAGCGCTGCAATGGCGCTGGAATCCAGGACGTCCGGTGCGATGTTTAGCGCGGCCTGCGTCATCGTTCCGCCCCCCGCGATTCCATTTCGCTCAACAGCGCCCGCCGCCGCCGGATCTCCGCCGCGGTCTGGCGCTTGCGCTCGTCGAGCTTCTGGATCTCGGCCCGCAGCGCTTCCGGCCCGGGCATCACGAACAGCCCCACCAGGCGTCCCATCACCACCAGGGGAGCGTTGCTTTCGGTCGCATGGCAGAACGCCGGCAGGTATTCCGCCGGCACGTAGCGCGCCGGTCCCGATTCCGGCCGCCGCGTCCACGAGTAGATCTGCTCCGCCGTGATCGAGGTGTCGCAGGCATGGCTCATCTCCCCCGCGATCTGGTGCACCGATAGCGGACTTTTCTTGATCGCACCGCGCATCGCGCTGCGAAGCCGCTCCGCGCATGCGAATTGCCCCTCGGGCGCCTTCTCGGCTGTCTGCCGCTCCAGCTCCCGCAGGTAATCGAAAATCGATATCTGCCGATTGTCTAATTTTTCCCGTCGTCTGGACATTGACACCCTGCCGCGTTTTGGATTATTGCTAAACCTTGGCGGGCCTGCGCGCCGACGGGCGCTTGGGGCGCAGGTAATAGTCCGGCCACAGCGCCTCGGGACGTTTCTCGATGGCCTTGGCGATCGCCGTCATCGTGCGGTGGCTCGTGCTGCGGCCCAGGATCACCTGGCCCACGTGTTGCTCGCTGCGGCCGATCCCGTCCGCAATGGCTCGCTGGGTGATTCCGCGCCTCTTGAGTTCGTACTGGATTTTTGCCGGTGTCATGATCACACCTCTCCTCTGAGCCGTTTGGATATTTTAATAAAAGGTGGCGGGAACGGTGACAAGAAAGACGATTGAATAGCCGATCGCTGTCATTTGGCTCCCCTGTCGAATTTCTGAAATTGTTTAGGCATAACGTTTAAATTACCTGAATGCGCAATTAAGTCAATAGAAAAATATCTAAATGCGAAACTTTTTTGAACGGCTATCTTGGCTGATTGATCGGTATGCTGCCGGAAAGCACACGGTTTTCGCCAAAAAGGCCGGCATACCAGTGAGCACCTTTCAAAAATATTTAGCTGACAAGATGCCGGTCGCAGAGCATCTCATTCGTATTCACGAAACCTATGGTGTTAGTATTGACTGGTTGCTTACAGGGTCGGGCGACCCAAGTCTTGATAGTTCCGAAGCAGACAGGGGCGTTGTAAGATGTTCAACCAACGTGGTCGAACTTGATCACGCCGACATTATCAGCCGCTTCCGCGACAAGCCTTTTGCCCGGGACCTTAATTTCGACCTGGTCGAATTGGAAAACTTGAACGACGACGCCTACCGCAAGGTGGCGTCTTATATAAAAGGTATACTCGATGGTATCCGGATGGCGTCAGAACAGGGTGCCGGGTATGATGAACCCGAGCGCCGCAAGCGCGAGCGCCGTGTGCGTGGGGACCCCAACTACGATTCGGACCGCGACCGCCGATCCGGATCCGACCGCCGGCGTGCGGTTGGGGGAAATTAGCGCCTGCTGGCAGGAAAAGCGGCCCCGCCAGACAGGCGCACGGCCGCGGGCCGCCCAGTCGGCACAGCTATCGGCGGTTGAAGCACAGCAACGTCATTTCAATAGACTTCGCGAAATGAATCTCGACCGGACGGACAGGGCATCCTTTATATAAGACGACTAATGTGCTGTGGTTTATCGCTAAATCATAAACCTGTTCGTTTTTCATTTTTTTTCGCGCCAGGCGGTTCCGACTTATTTTTTTAGTCAAAACTTTAAGTGTGGTCGCTTCTATTTGATATAACTACATTTATCTGAAGCCGGAACCAACAATTCCTGGTTCCGACTTAAGTTCCGACTTTCGCAATGAAAGCCGGAACCAGGCGCAAGCCAAAATTTCACCTCTAAGCCGGCACAATTCACCGACCACCCACAGGCCCGGACACCCCTGCTCCGGTCGCCCGAGCTACCTGTATCCTTCAGGAGGGATAAGGGTTTACCGACAATTTGATAGGGAAATGGACATTGTACTGCAGGATGAAGCGAGCGGGGTGCGAATCCCCAATACAGGCCGTGATCAAGCCGATCACTTTTCTGAGATAGTGTGCAAATTTTTGATTTTTAAACCCCAAATCCGGCAACTTTTCTGATTTTTAGTATACACAAAACCTTCGGTCGCAGAATCCAAGGCAATAGATTGTAAGCCGATGTAATCTCAGCCAATCCAGCCCAATCCCAGCCAATCCCATCCCAAAACACACCAAATCAACTTTTCTGAGATAGCGTGCAAATTAATAGCAAGCACGCCTTCTCGATCGCGGACAATGCCCTGCATATCGAACAGGACGGCAAGATCGCCAAGTTTGTGGAGCGGGTCGACCAGTTGACCTTCAGCGGCAAGCA